TTTCTGGTGGAACTATGATTGAACATACTGTTACTGATGGTGTTAAAGATTGTCTTGAAAAGAAAAGAATCATTGAACGCAATATGCAATCAGATACTGCAAGAGTATCTTGTGTAAAAGTTGAAGCACAAATAGAAACTATAGAAGGTGTTGAATTTATTAGATCAATGAGTAAAGTAAACTAATGGCTACATTATCAGAAGTACAAAAAGAACTTAGATCTGTTAAAAAAGAAGTAAGAGAACTAAGAACACATAACAAATTTTTATTAGATAGACTTGATTTAGCACATGAAAAAAATGCTAAGTTAAGAGAAGAAAAAAACAACATGACTGTAGATGATGTTGTGTTGATGCAAAAAGCTAAAGCTGAATATGCTTCGTCTGTAGAAAAATCAATTAGTGAACAATTATCTATACAAGAGAAAGTTAATTTAAACTCATCAGGATTATCCAATGGCAACACAGTCGGAGAAAATAAATAAATTAGAAAAAGATATCCTGTTAATCAAAAAGGATATCGAGATTATTAAATCTAATCATCTGAAACATATAGAAACAGATATTAGTATGATTAAAAAAGTCATGTGGTCTGTAGGATTTTTAGTATTTTCTAACCTACTGGCCTTACTCATGACACAGTTCAATTGAAATTTTACTTAATCATTTTCTTTTGCGTACAGTCTTTAACTAGTCCATTAGAACAAACTTGTGTAGTAGAACCTCTATATGAGAAGTTTAATAGTGTAGGAGAATGTCTTGCATATGTGGATAACTTTAGATACAGTTTAAGAGAAAAAACAGATTTGTACATTACTGGGTTTTGTACACAGAAGGAACACAATGTCATTTGAAGAACTAAAAGATAGAATCAAAAAACATGAAGGTTATCGAGTTGATGTTTATAAATGTAGTGAAGGTTTTGATACTGGTGGGTATGGTCATAAAATTATACCTGGAGAAGATATACCTACGACAGAAGAAGGATGGAGTGAACTGTTTGAAAAAGATTTCCAAACTGCTTGTGAAGGTGCAGATCGTGTACTCGGTGATTGTGATATAGATACTACTGCAAAAGAAGTAGTAATAGAAATGGTTTACCAAATGGGTGAAGGTGGTGTATCTAAATTTAAAGGTATGTTATCTGCTCTTAAAGAAGGTAAGTATACAGATGCTTCTGATGAAATGATTGATTCTCTTTGGTATCGTCAGACACCGAATAGAGCATCAGAATTAGCATTAACAATGAGGGAGATAGATGTTGCTTAATTTATTAGGTCCAGTTGCTGGTGCTGTATTTAAAACCATAGACAAAGTAGTAGACAACAAAGGTGAGGCAGACAAACTCAAAGCTAAAGTACAAGAGAAAATTATATCTGGTGAACTAGCAGAACTAGAAGGTGCTGCTAAGATCATACAGACAGAAGCACAAGGAGGATTCTTACAAAGAAACTGGCGACCAATTATGATGTTGGTCTTTGCTGGTTTAATGGTAGCCCATTGGTTCGGTTATACTGCACCTAATATTCCAGAATCTGTACAAAATTCTTTGCTTAATATTATCTTAGTAGGTATAGGAGGATATACTATTGGTAGATCAGGTGAAAAAATCGCAGACAGATTTAAAAAAGACAAGTAGATCATACAAGAAGAAGTTAAGTACCCCACCCACAGTCCTTAAAACAGGAAAAATGGATAAGATTTTGGTCATTTCTGACCTTCATATACCATATCACCATCCTGACAGCTTTTCTTTCCTCAACAAGCTAAAGAATAGATATGCTTGGGATAAAGTAATTAATATCGGTGATGAAATGGATTGGCACTCCATTAATGTAAGCCATGTTATTAATCCAGATCTACCTTCGGCAGCTGATGAGCTTGAAGTAGGTAAGTATTGGATCAAGAAGCTAGAGAAGATGTACCCTGATATGATTCTATTAGAATCTAATCATGGATCTATGGTACTTCGTAGAGCTATGGCAAAAGGAATGTCTAAGTTCTTTCTTAAAAACTATAATGAAATACTAGATGTATCATCTCGTTGGAAATGGAAAGAGTACCATTGGGAAAACAATACACTTGGTAGGATATACTTTGCACATCAAGTATCTAAAAATATTGTGAAGTCAGTACAGCTTATGTCTGCTTCGGTATGCCAAGGCCATTACCACACGCAGTCAAATATAGAGTATGTTGGTAATGACTTTCATTTAAACTGGGGTATGTCAGTAGGTTGTCTTGTAAACAAAGCATCACTTGCCATGGCATACATGAAGATCAATGTAGCTAAACCAATACTATCTTGTGGTTGCATCATAAATGGTGTACCATACTTAATACCAATGTTATTAAGGAAGGATGGTTCTTGGGATGGGCAAATATACATCTAAAGATAAGAAATATTTTAATAAGATCATACAGCATGGATGCTGCGTACCTGGTTGTACATCTAATTCACCCATGAATGTCCATCACTTACGAGGTTCTCAGGTTCAATTTAAAAGATCTAATCAGCTTGTAGTACCTTTATGTTTTGAACATCATTCGGAACTGACATGGGGTAAGTATAAACCAGAAAATAAGTTTTGGGAATACTATGACTTTGATGTTTTAGAATATGCTAGTGAACTGTATGACCAGTACTCTCAACAACATTAATACTCTTAACTTTTTTCATTATAGACTTACCAATGTTCTTAGAGTTCTTTTCTCCTGTTAGATACATAGCAGTAACTGCATATGCACAGAAGATTGTTTCATCATCATATCCGAACTGAGATAGATACTTAGTATAATCAGTTAAGGTTTCTATTAGTTCGTCAAGTTGAGATTTAAGTACCATAGGTTATATATATGGCTTTGTTCATATCATGTCAATTCATGAACCTGGAATAATTTAATGGGTTTTCCAGGATGACCTTATACTTCGCCCTTATTCCCCAACCATATATATAAAGGTGCTTATAGTAAGAGGATATACACAAACATATTTTCCTTTCAATATAATTTGATACAGCACCTAAATTCCCCATCAACCTAGCTAGGTGAAGGTTTTACCTTACATAACTCAGGGGAAACTCAATTCGCCAAGGGCGAGGGATTAGTGTTATTACCCTCATGCTTTCAGCTACAGATATACATTCATCATTTGCCTACTTACAACCACCTTTGATTACCTCAGGCATTTGCCCATACTTCATCTCTAGTGTACCTTATGCCTCTGTATAGACATTATTCAGTCAGCCGATACTGATAGCTATTCAGTATCACGAAACTTTTAAAACTTTCTGTGTAGGCGTGTAGCCACCAGCATTATAGACCATGAACACAGAGCCTTACCTCAGGGACTTTCGTCTATTGCATTAAGCTCACTACCTTATGTCTTTCCTACACAGTTCCATATGGAAACTAAAATGGTATGTCAGGTATATCATCATCTGGTAAGGCATCATCATTGACTGATTCAATAGACTTATCTTGCTTACCACCTAACATCTTCATAACACCAGAGAATCTTGGTATTAGAATTGATGTGTTATACCTCTTGTTACCATTACTATCTGTATATTGTGATACATCTATCTGACCTTCAATGTATAACATAGTACCTTTTGATACATAGTTCTTGATAGTCTTTGATAGATTAGGATCAAATGTAACTACTTTATGCCAAGTAGTTTTATCTGTCATTTGCTGAGTGTCTTTATCTCTGACTTTCTCAGTAGTAGCGATAGACATAATAGCCATCTCACCAGACTTGATAGTCTTGATCTCTGGATCTGTACCAGTTCTACCTACAAGTATTACTTTATTAATCATTAGTATTTACCTCCTGTACTTTTGATTTATCAACATTACCCTTGTATTTTTCTTCAAGCTGTTTCACATATTTGTTTGAATCAAACATACCCATGAATACATCAGCATTGAATCCTAGATGTGATAGTGCTTTTGTTAGAGCATCAGTCAATGCCTTCTTAGGTGCATCATCATCTACTCTGCCTTTAGCATCTACCAATAAATTACAACCTCTTACTGGACCATATTTGTATTCAGGTTTACCAACCCATATAGATACATCAGCAAATTGAAATGCTTTGTTGTCCATAGTTAGAGTATCATACTTGACATCATATCCCCAACTTGCACCAACTGGTCCGAAGATCTCTGTAGCTCGTCTGATTTGATAGTGAGCATCAATAGAAGTAAAGCTCCTAGCTCCAAAGGAAACCCTCTTAGTGAAACGAGGATCAGTTTCTTTAGCTTGATTCCAAATAACCAGATTCTTGTCTTTAACATTATTATCATTAACTTCATTCATTATATTACCTCCTCTAATGTTTGAAAATCTACATAGTCATCAGGTGGCACATCTTTCTGTATGTGATTTGTCCAGAACTGATACTCTGCATTAATAAGTTTTTTCTGAAACTTTTTATCTTGTTTAATATGAAATGCTTTCCATCTCACATTACCAAAGATAACTGATAACCATGCTTGTTTTAAGTTTGATACAACTAGATAGTGTTGTATCTGTGCATAGTATTTTTCAATAATAGTATCTTCTTTAGTCATCATGTTAGTATGTTTAGCTTCAAAGATACCTAAAGTTTTTAGATCTTGATTCAACACAAAACCATCTAAGTTAGCCATCATCCATTTAGATCCATTGTTGTCTACTGGATTGTGTATTAGTGTCCAATCACATTCTTTGACTGGCATATCTGTTTGTGCTGTGAACCATTCTCTATTGAATGATTCGGTGTGTATACCTAGTTGTACTGGTAATACAAATGAAAGATCTTCTTCTTTGATACCCTTCTTGATCTCATAAAGTTCTTTCCATTTACCAGCTACAAGTAATGTAGCATCACTCCCACCGATTCCTGTTTTTCTGTCTATAACTTTCTTTTGATTCTGTATATTCATTTACCTTCCTCTTTACTATATCTTCAATATCAGATTTTTTTTTCCAGAGAGCATCAGCTAATCTCTTGGCTGAAGGATCTCCATTCAACAAACCTACTCGCAGTTTGTATTCTATATCACGATCAAACCAAACTCTAGCTAAATATGTTACTTTCTTTATCCACCATCTCTTACGTTGTACTGGATCATTTAAATTATATTTAGTATTTTTTCTTGGTCGTAATCTTTTTTCATAAGCTAGGTTCTTAACTATGTTATCTATTTTCATACTGATTAATTAACCTATCTATATACCACCTAGCTTTCTTCAAATCCTGTACTGGATTATCAGGATTCTTATGACGATTGCGAACAACATACTTAATGATGTTTGCTTCATGGTGGTTTAGTTTGAACTGTTCTATTACATCAATAACTTGAAAGTCAGAACCAATATAATAGCCTGGATCAATAGGATTTGTCTTGGGTTCTTCTATTGGTACATCTAGATATTTCTTCATTATTCCTCCTGTTATAACATTTTATACAAGTATACAGTTTATAATCTATCATCATAGCTTTAGTCCATAGTTTCTTACAAACTATACATCTTTCTTTTTCTAGCATACCTTTCGGTACACATCCTCTCTTACCCATAATACCTCCATGATGAGGGCAGCCATGCGGAGGAAGGAGATCATATATTATGAAATAACTGCCCTCTATTCTGTTTTAGTGAAACCACTTGCAGTTTGCAACCTTTCTTTCACGATCATACTTAGTATTTACTGAATCACTAGGGTAGTGTGTACTCCAGTGGGTTACTGCTTGGTATGCACTAAATTTATTTACACCAAATTTTTGGGCATAGTTACCATGATACTGATCTAAGATGTATGTCTTATGTCGTTGATTTACATGGCTTTTATCTGTTCTTGTAGGTTGTAGACACAATCTATCAACTTGATACTCAAGCTCACTATCATCAACATACTCATCCATCCACTTGTCCATACTGTTCTTTACAGTATTCAAATTATCTAGAGCTTGATACTGATTAGGTAGTCTTAGTTCAATAGCTTTAGTACCCTTGTGTTGTGTAGACAATGAGATATCCCATAGTATATTTCTAAGACCATTCATACATAGCCATAAATAGAAACCTAGATCAAATGTAAACGATCTCATACCATTGTAACTGTTCCACATGATAGCTTCTAAAGATATCTGTGTGTCTTTGAATGGTATTGTATACTCTGGTAGAGTAAATCTTGTAGCCATCACAGAACCATTGTTAGAATGTCTGTGTTGTTCTTCCATACCATTTGTATTAAAGTGTTCTTGAAGAAAATCGTATGCCATTACATAGGCTTCCATATGAGTAATAACTCTGTATGTATTTTTGTGGATAGCAATTAGTTCATTACTGTCATCACGAACTAACTGCTTGTATCCAGGTATTTGTGATTGATGTTGATTGAAAACATCTTCACTGCGAACTGCAAATTCTAGTTCAGCTGGTAGCATTGTTCCTCCTATCCAAGATGGATTGTTATTTCATCTCTAGTTGAGAATGTATTGTCAGCAAACTCAATAGTGATCTTGTTAATGTTTTTAAATTCATGGTTGTCAAACTCTGCTTCTTCACGAGTACCATGAAATACTCTTGATTCAAATTGCACTGCTGCATTAGGTGCAATCCTATTTACTTTACACATTAAGTCTTTAAATGTTTCTGCACTACACTTCATATAATTCTTCCTTTCCATAAAAGTCTTTAGGTAGTTGAAAACCCTTGATAATCCTAGTTTCTAGAGCTTTGAACATCAAGTTCTCTACTGCTTTTCTTCCTACAGTCATAGCTGAATTCTTTGAATCCCAATCGCTTTTGACTTGTGGACCTAGTACACTATCATCAACAGTCAATCTCCATTTAGTAATACTGTGCTTAAAGTTTGATTTAATCTTTACAATGTTCACAATTATTACTTGGTCTTGACCATATGGTATTGTTGCTTGGTAATGTCCTGGTCTAATACATTTCATACTTACCTCCTATCTGGTTTCAAATCTAAACTCATCTAACTGTTTAAGCCAATCTTCTACAGTCTTGATGTCCTTAGTTAGTTTATCTCTTAGTGATTCAAACTCCTCTAATATTTCATTCTCTATTAGATACAATTCATCTAACTCATTTAAATCTACATGAAGTGGGATTGTACTATCTTTTATACAATCTCTTACTTTGTTTCTTTGATCCCACAATCTTGCTTTTAATATCTTTAATCCCTCTGTATTCATTAGTACCTCCTGTACCATTACACATATCACATTCATCTGAACTCTCTGGATTATTCCAATCTATTATTAATCCAAGTCCTAGACATCTGATACACTTACGGAAGATGGTTTGTTGGTTCTGGATTGTTGTCATGTTCAAACCTTTCTCTGACCATCTCTTTAATCTCTGATGTATAGATTAGTTTTACTCCATCATGGAGCATATGTTCTACACACTTTTGCTCTAGATCATCATATGATTCACAATGCTCATAGTACTTTGTGTATATGACATCAAATCTATCTAGTTCTTCTTCTGTAAAACTATCTTGTGGTAGTGGAAATCCTCCCATTGTTTACCTCCTTTTTTAAAAAGTCAAAATGTCGGATTCGGTGATACCTCCTATCACCAGCAGTCTAATCAGACTGCTTATCTTCCTGTGTTATTGCACGATAGAATAAGAATGTTGCTGTTATACTACCGAGAAATGATATACACATTAAAGATAGTACTATTATTCCTAGTATCATAAGTAATGTTTCCATTTATTTTTTCCTTTTATATTCTGATCTTTTCTTACGATCATTGATTATTGCTATTGTTAGATTGTTTGATACCCATACTATGAATATCCATATTGGTGCACCAATTACTGATAGTATTAATGTTGGATTTAATCCTAACAACATCCACATCATTACCAGTCCACCACCTAGTGATAAATATATTAGTACAAATGTACCTATATACTCTGATCTATCTTGAAATTTAAGTCCTTGTACTCCGTTGATTACTGACATAAAAACTTTTTTGATTAGTCTGAACAAGTAATCCACAATTCCTAATGTTTCTTTGTGCATAGTCGCCTCCTTTATACATTATGTATATTGCTATAATTAAAATTAATATCATTCGGTGATACCAAACTCCTTCCTGTTTTG